TCTTATGAGTAGCCATCTCCCAACGATCATAGGGCTCACGCTCTGGATCATTAAAAGTTCTTATGCCTACATGAGATAGTAAGATGATGTGCATCTTCTTCTTTTGTAGGGCATCAAACATTCTTAGCAGTCTGCCGAATAACTCAGCAGATTCTGTAAAACCTTTTCCATATCCCATGGACTCAATAGATTTCTGACCATGAATCTGACATACCTTTTGCTGTACTAATTTCTCAGCCCAGTCAGTTGTATCAAAGACCACTGTCTTGTAGTCATGATCTTCTTCATACAAAGTTTTGATTTGTATTAGTATGTCGTCATAACTTTCACACAAAGGAAAGGATGCTGTATCTATATAGTTAGTACCAGCTTCTGTCTTTATAAAGATAGGGTTTGGTGCTTGACTTGCAAAGGTAGTTTTACCAATGCCATCTGTACCAGATAGGTTTATTTTAATTGAAGGGATTTGTATCCCTGTGGTTACGCTATTCAACAGGCTCATAGTTTTGCACTCCTTGTGACATCATTTCGTCTGCTATGGTTTCTACATCGTCAACAATCATTAATATTTTATTAACCCAAGCTTTGTGTAAACCTGGTGCAACATCTCTTTTGATACGATCACGTATCTCTTGTACTACATCATTGTGTGAAATCATTTCTCAGCTCCTTTTAATGGATCAACGAACTGGATGTATGGTCGTTCATTAATCTTGGTTTGTAATCCTTCTTGAAACTTATCAAAGATGTCTTGATGATTTGCTTCTATCATTTTAGATAGAGCAGTATCTTCTTTGTATACAGTTGTGAAAGGAAATAGATCTTCAGGTATCTCGTCTTTTACTTTAGATAAAAAACTCTGATCCCATGATCTTGTTATTTTATAATTAACTCGTAAGTCTTTTGGTATGACACCATTAAGATGTACCCGAGTAGATCCGCCAGTGTTAGAAAGTCTGTTGACTTGCTTATGCACATCGGGATGTTTGGTGATTGCAAAATCAAGCTGTGCACTTTGTTCTTTTAGTTCAGCTTGTTTTGCTAGATTCTTTTTCTTCTCCATCAAAAGTTGAGGTAGAGATAGCGTAGAATAGTCTTTCATATAAGGCTCCATTTTTTAAATACAAGATAGATGATACGCCTATGAAAAATATTGTCAACACTTTTGTAATAAAATTCTTTACTTATTGTAAAGAGCAATGTTAAGATGATATTTGGTATGAGTTAATGAAGTTATATATCAAATATAAAACTCCTCACTCAACCCCTAATAGAGCATTAACTTATACCATTCTATATAAGGAGAACTATGGAACTTAAAGACTACATTGTTAAAAGAGGTGAAGATAAGTTAGCCAAAGACTTAGGTGTATCTATTGATACTGTTAGATCTTGGCGATACGGAACCAGGCAACCCTCAGTCAATCAAGCTAAGAAACTTATTAAGATGACAGGCTATGCTTTAGGTTGGGAAAACATTTATGGATCAGTAGACGAATGCCAATAGAAATAAAACCAAACACAGTCGGACAAGACATAGCCAATGATGAGCGTAAAGATATGCTTATGTCATATCATGAAAATAATTTTCATCTAATACCATGCGGATCTACAAACGACATCATACCTGAATACTTTAAAAGCAGACATCCTTTTGAAGACGATATGGTTTTACAAAAGCGTTGGTCAAAAACACCAAGAGTAAAATGGGCTGACTATATAGAGAAGCAACCTACTCTTAATGAAGTCAAGCAATGGTATCTACAATTTAAAGATTGCAACTGGGCCGCTATCACAGGCGTAACATTTGTAGTGCTAGATGCAGACACCCAAGAAGCATGTGATTTTTGTGAGTCAGGTCAGATAACAAGAACAATGTTAAAACAAAAGACACCTCGCGGTGGCTATCATTACTTCTATGCAATCAATGATGATCTAAAGATAAGAAACACTACAGGTAAATTAGATATAAGAGGAGAGGGTGGCTATGTCATGGTCAGTCCTTCTGTTAATTACCAGTTCGAGGTAGTTGAAGGAGCTGTCGTAGATTCACTTGATGATTTACCTACTCTTAATAGTCAAGACATGAATATTATTTATGACTATAACAACACAGGTAAGATCAACACAGAAAGTAAAACACCACTAACAACAGATGGTGTGCAAACAGGAATGCGAAACGACACCCTTGCTAGGCTAGTAGGTAAATGGATACTAGAAGGTTGGGGCATGAGAGAAGTTGTAATCAAAGCATTAGATTGGAATCAAACAAACAACCCACCTATGAGTGTGCAAGAAGTATTGAATACAACTCAAAGCATTTGTGCTGGACACTTGAAAAGAAATCCTGAAGACGAGACAGGCATACAGAAATGGAATACAAGTCAGTGGCAGATACAATTAACAGATGATCTCAAGGAGATTATGGATCAAGAAGATCCTATAGTAAAAGCAAAGGATGATATACAAAGCGATCCTCTTGGACTCAAATCATTTAACGATCCCTTTTGGGATTCAATGGACAGCAGTAGGATTGAGCAGTATTGGGGAGATGCTTTTGTCTTTGAACAATCCAGAGTCTTACTGTTAGGTAAACCAAAGATAGGTAAGTCGCATTGGCTAGGAGCATTCGCGGCAGCAGCTACTACAGGCACAGACTTTATGGGTATGAGTTTCTCAAGACCTATCAAAGTAATGTGGCTACAAGCAGAGATCATTCATGAGTTCTTAAAGAAAAGAATCGAGATGTATTATCAACCCTATCATCATGATCCCGAACTATACAACTTAGGTAAGTCAAACCTTATAGCATCTGGTAGATTAAGAAAGAACATCATGAGGGACAGCGACATAGATGCTATCGCAGAGAGTATAGAATTTCATAAACCAGACTTGGTAATGATAGATCCTATTATTAATTTCTTTAGTGGAGAAGAGAACTCCAACTCAGAAATACATGAGATGCTATCGAGGATAGATAAACTTATTGAACTATATAAAGTAGCAGTGATCATTGCTCACCATACTGGTAAAGAAAGGGCAGATGATTTGTCGTTCATGTCAGCTAGGGGTGGTAGTGCTTTCGCTGGGTGGATGGATTCAGGTGTCAAGCTGTCAGGTAAGAAACCAAACATAACATTATTCTATGAAGCTCGTAATGCAAGAGAACCTGATCAGCATCTAGCATACTTTGATTTTGAAAAAGGATACTTCAAGGTAGTAGATGCACAAGACAGTCCTGATGAGGTAGAGATTGCAAGAGTAGTAGCATCAGGTATGAGCAAACAAAAGTTTTATACAAGACAAGAACTAGAACTATTAGCAAGAGAAACTCTTAAAGAAAATGAAATGGCATCAGGAGAGAGGGCCGCTCGTTATGCAGTGAGTTATGTGCAGAAGTATCTAGGCGAAAGAGTAAAGAATCATAACGTACCTGGTAAGAATACTTGGTATTACTTGGCAGACAATGAAATGAAAAGACCTTGGAAAGATGATTAAGATAGATAAGGAATCATTAAATGAAGCTATGAATGATGTCAGCATAGGATTGATTATGTCCTTTCCGATCAGCTTTGGTTTGCTTAGTCTGTGTAAATACTTAGAGGTAAGTCTTGTAGCTACATCATTGATTCAAGTGGCAGTCTTTACATGCATAGCTATAGTCAGGAAGTATATGGTAAGAGTTTATTATAAGAGAAGAGAGAGATGAAGATAGATATATACGCTGGTGATTGCATAAGATCCTTAAAGAATATGCCAGAACAAAGCGTTCATACCTGTGTAACAAGCCCACCTTACTATGGCCTTAGAGATTATGGTGTAGAAGGACAGCTTGGTTTAGAGCAAACACCAAAGGAATTTGTAGATAACCTGGTCAATGTATTCAAAGAAGTAAAGCGTGTCCTTCGTGATGATGGCACAGTATGGTTAAACATAGGCGATAGTTACGGAGCTCAGAACGGCAAAGGATTTAATACTAATGCAATTTCAGGATCAACAAATAGATCAACAGAGATGCAAAAGAAGTACGGAAACATATCAAGTCATAGCACTATGAAGGAAAGAACAGGACTGCCACCTAAAAGTCTTATCGGCATACCTTGGCGTGTAGCCTTTGCCATGCAAGATGATGGTTGGATACTAAGGCAAGACATAATATGGCACAAGCCTAACCCAATGCCAGAGAGTGTAAGAGATAGATGCACTAAGGCACATGAGTATATATTCTTATTCAGTAAGAGTAAGAAGTATTACTATGACAACGAAGCGATCAAAGAAGATTCAGTAACAGTCAACTCCAAAGGAGAAAGAGGTAAGCCTAACAGTGCAAAGAATGTAGGTAAGTCAACAGAAGATGTAGATGGGTTTGATGTAAGAGGTGGCTTCAAGAATATGAAAGCTCAACCTAAGAAAAATAAAAGATCAGTATGGACTGTAGCAACTAAGCCCTACAAGGAAGCTCACTTTGCAACCTTCCCACCCAAACTTATAGAGCCGTGTGTATTAGCTGGTTGTCCTGAAGGTGGCACGGTGTTAGATCCCTTTGGCGGTAGCGGAACAACAGCAGAGGTATCTCATAACAATAACAGAGATACTATTTTGTGTGAGCTCAGTGATGATTACATAAAAATAGCAGTGAAGAGATTGACAAACATGTTTACAAGCATCAATATAATCAAGGAGAATTTATGAATGTATTAAGTTTGTTTGACGGTATGTCATGTGGTCGTATTGCTTTGGATCAATTAGAAATCAAGGTAGACAACTACTATGCCTGTGAAATAGATAAGTATGCAATGCAAGTAAGCCAAGCAAACTATCCTGAGATCATACAGCTTGGAGATGTTTGTGATGTTAAGTCAGAGGATCTTCCAAAGATAGATCTTATTCTTGCTGGTAGTCCATGCCAAGGATTTAGTTTCGCGGGTAAGCAACTCGCCTTTGATGATCCAAGGTCAGCATTGTTCTTCGAGTTCATTAGACTATTAAAAGAATGTAAGCCAAAGTATTTCTTACTAGAGAATGTAAGAA